TAGTGGTGGCTTGGCTGTGGCAAAAAAATTGAATGTCGGAACGTTAGTCGATTTATCAACTTCCACTGCTGGGCAGATTAAGTTCCCTGCTACTCAGAATCCAAGTGCTGATGCTAATACGTTGGATGATTATGAGGAGGGGACTTGGACTCCGAGTTTCACTGGATTAACTGTTGTTAATGGAACAGGATGGGTAACTTACTCTGGTACATATACAAAAATAGGGAGACTCGTATATTTTAATGCGATCATTTCCGTAACTGGAACAGCGACAACTGCCTCAACTATGCCTTCCACATACATCAATAATCTACCATTCACTGTGGGTTCTCCTAGCGTTGGGGGGGCTATGCCACAAAACGCATTATTAACATTTGGCAATGTTTATATATATGTAGGATCAACTGAATGTTACCCACCAGTATGGTCAGCGATAAATGCTGGCGTTGTTATTAGTGGTTCATACATAACAGCATGACCATCCTCCACCTAATCCACAAAGCAATCTGGTACTGCGTACTGTTCGTACCAGCAGTTATTGGCTCACTCATCGCCATTATCTTTTCACCGTTGATAGCCTACTTTGTCGATAGTGAAGGGCATCTTCCTACCTATCTCAAGTGGTTTGAAACTACTGATGCTACGATGTTTGACGAGTTATGGGTAGCGGAGCATCCAACGTGGAGTAAGTATTTCATTGCGCTTACATGGTGCGCTCGTAACCCCTTCTACGGTTTCCTAGCTTACGTCTCATGCTCTGCACCATCGACAACAAAAACATATGGCAACGACAACATTGACGACAAGCGTGGTGTGTCTGGTTGGTTCTTTATTCTAGGGAACAACGGAGCGTTTCAGTTCCGTTTTATTTATCCAATAGGTTTAGGCAAGTGCATCCAAGGTGACTACGGCTGGCAACTCAAGACTCCAGCGCATAAGACCTACCGCATGCTCCAGCTTGCCCCATTCAGATTTTATAAGTTTGGAGTTTAGAGCATGAGTGAGCCATTACATAACCGCCGACAAAACGACATGGACGAGTTAGGTACTTCATTCTCCATGTGTCCTAAGTATGATAAGCATGAACTAACCTCTGAACAAATAGCAGAGATAGCTGAAGCTGCTGCTCAACGAGCAGTACAGATTGCTAGGGAAAACTTCTATAAAGATGTTGGTAAGTCGGTTATCAGTAAATGGTTTGTAATTGTAGGTATGGGCACTGTTGCGTTATACGCATGGGCTAGAAGTAAAAACATAATTTAGGAGTAGTATATGTCGGTTAGTGGAACTACTAGCTTCACCCTTACAAGAGACCAGATCATCCAGTATGCTCTGCGTAAGTTAGCTGTCCTAGAACTGGGAGCTACTCCAGAGTCTAATATGATAGCTAATGCTGCTCAGTCTTTAGATATGTTAGTAAAGAGTTGGGTAGCTAAAGGATCTAAACTCTGGACTATCCAAGAGTTAACCCTACCACTTACTGCTAATAAGACTTCATATATTATTGGTACTGGTTTCCTAGACATTTCATATGGTGGTAACACTTACCGTGTACAAGGAAACAATGTAGCTACTTCTATTGTACCTTCTATTGGTACTGGAGGTACTGATGGTACTTACTCTGCTACTATTGGAGGTGCTATCAATGGACTACCTACCTGCTCTTACACTATTACAGACGGTGGTATAACTTCTATTACCTTTAATTATGGAGTTGGTTATGTTACTGCTCCTACTGTTACCTTTGCTGATGGCGGATTAGTAGGTACTATTACTACTAGTGTTAGTCTTGTGGATCTAAACACAGACAAGCCTATGACTTTAATGCAGGCTTGGATTAGAAACATTACTCTAACTCCTCAGAATGATATCCCTATGCAGGTTATCAGTCAGCATGACTATAACATCCTAGGTTCTAAGGGTGCTACAGGCACTCCTAATAGTATGAACCTAGCTGTGGGTAGGGACCAGTCAGTACTTAAGATCTATGTTACTCCTGATGTATATGCTCAGGGTACATACCAAGCTCACCTACTAGTTAAACGTACACTACAGGATGTAGGTACTACTGAATCTACACTAGACTTTCCACAGGAATGGCTATATGCTTTAGGATGGAACCTAGCTGCTGAGTTAGCTAGTGACTATGAACTTCCACCTAATAGGGTACAATACATCGAAGCTAAAGCTGCTAAAGCCTTAGATGAAATAGAAGCATTTGATACTGAACAGAACTCTATATTCTTTTCACCTGGACCTAGGTTTAAATAATGCCTACTACTAGACTACACCTTACTCCATCACAGGATAACCGAAATGCTTCCAATGTAAAGGATTCTATCGGTTTTAACTGTCTGTATGAAACTCAGAATGATAAGAAGTGGGTAGTTAAACGTCCTGGAACTTACACCTTACCGGTGTCACCAGCTCTTCCTACGGGTGAGGGTCAAGGACTATATCACTGGAATGGCTATCTAATAGCTGGTCAGACTGGCGGGTTATATGGTATCAATGGTGGTGTATCAACTGCCTTTGGTAGCATTGCTGGTACTGCTGTTCCTTGGAGCTTTGCTCAGACATCTAATGACCAGTACCTCTGTATACATAATGGCTCTAACTTATACCTACTCAATAAGACTGGTAATGTATTTAGTACCGGTGTAGTTAACTCTATTGTAGGTAGTGTTAATATTAACTACGGAGGATCGGGCTATGTAGCTACTCCTTCTGTAACCTTCGGTCCTCCTCCTAGTGGAACTACAGCCTTAGGAACTGCTGTTATAAGTAACGGTAGAGTTACTAGTGTTACTATCCTTAACCCTGGAACTGGCTATACAGCTGCCCCTACTGTTACTATAGGCCCTCCTACACAAGTTGCTGTACAGGCTACTGCTACTATCTCAGATGCTACCGTTGGTGGAGTGGCTTATTACTGCGGAAGAACTGGACAGAATTCTGTAGTAAATCTTGGGAGTATCTCTCTAACTAACGGAGGTGATAACTATTTAACTACACCTACCTTTAAGGTATACTATAATGGGGTAGGTAGTGTAGCAGCTACCTGTTTCTATCCTGCACTAGGTTCAGTAGAAGTAGCTAGTGGCTACTGTACTGTAGTAGATAGAAAGATTACTAGTTTAGTCATTACTTCTACTACTACTAGGTATGCTATGTCAACAAATGGTATATTTATTAGGGATGGCTATGCTTATCCAATAACAGGAACAGTTGTTATAGACCCTCCTAGTACTACCTCTAACTCTAATGCTACTGGAACAGCTGTTATGACATCAGGTAGCCCTAGTATCCTAGGTCCGTATGCTTTTGGTATGCCTTACCTAAACCAACGTATCTACCTAATGAATAAGAATGGTACTATCTTCCAGTCAGGGTTAGACAATCCTACTAGTTGGAACAGTGCTGAGTACATCTATGCTAACTCAGATCCTGATGAGGGGGTAGCCTTAGTACGCCATCTTAACTACCTAGTAGCTTTTGGTAAGTGGAGTACTCAGTTCTTCTATGACTCTGGTAATCCAGTAGGTTCTGTACTTACTAACTACCAAGCTGCTAAGTTAGAGATTGGATGTGCTGAAGGACTGTCTGTAGCTACTGCAGAACAAACCTTGGTGTGGATTGGTCAAGGCCTTACGGAAGGTCGTAGTGTATATATTCTAGACGGTACCTCTCCAATAAAGGTATCTAACATCTACATAGACCGGATCTTAAACACTAGTACCCTAGAGGGGACACATTCTTACTGTATGAAGGTAGCTGGTCATACGCTGTATGTCTTGTCTTTAGCTACTGCAGATCTTACTTTCGTATATGATATAGAAGAGAAGACTTGGTACCGTTGGACTAGTAATGTCAGTGGTGTTGAGAAGGCTTTCCAGTATATGTACTTTAACGGTAACGTAGAGTACAGTCCTAACCTTTATGTACAACATGAGTATAATGGGCAGGTATATATCCTTAGTCCTGACTACTATGGAGATGGTACTACTCCTATTGACTTCCGTATCCGTACTACTAAGGAAGACCAAGGTTCTACTAAGCGTAAGTTCTACCGTAGGGTAGAGGTAGTAGGAGATAAGACACCAGCTACTCTGTCTATTAGACATACTGACGATGACTATCAGACTTGGAGCACTGCTCGTACTGTTAGTTTACTAGATACTAGACCTGTACTGTACCAGAATGGTAGTGCTAGACGTAGAGCTTGGGAAGTATTTAGTGCAGATTTACAACCAATTCGTATAGAATCTCTTGAAATAGATATTGACATTTCTGAATAAGTGTGATATAGTAGTTAGATGAATACACAATTAACTACTATCTCTTTAGATTCTATTGACAAAGCAGAGAAGACTTTACTTAGTCTTCCTCAAGCTCCCTGTGATGTTATACATAAGTTTGCTCCTGGTCTGTACATACGGGAGTTACATATGCAGGCAGGGACACTAGCTATAGGACATGAACAACGATACCAACACTATAATGTTATGTTACAAGGAAAGGTACAGATCCTTAGGGATGATGGTAGTACCACTGTACTAGAAGCTCCACTCTGCTTTATAGGTAAGCCAGGTCGTAAGATTGGTTATGTATTAGAAGACATGGTATGGCAGAACATCTACGCTACTACCGAGACTTCTGTAGATAAACTAGAAGAGATGTTCCTTATTAAGAGTGATACTTGGAAAGAGCACGATGCTACTAGGCAAGGACTACTAGCTCTGAAAGGTGATGCTGATAGGTCTGACTTTGATAAGATGATCTCTGACTTATCCGTATCTAAGGAGTTAGTTAGTGCTCAGTCTAACAATACAGAAGACTTGATTAGTATTGTCTTGAGTACAGTAACCATAGCTCCTTCTACAATCCACGGGTCTGGTATATTCGCTACAGCTTCATTTCAATCAGGTGCCATCATAGGGCCAGCTCGTTTAGAGGATAAACGTACACAGTTAGGTAGGTACACTAACCACTCTATAAGTCCTAATTCAGAGACGGTTATGTTACAAGATGGTAATATATATCTAAGAACTCTATATCCTATTCAAGGATGTCTTGGTGGAGATCTAGGAGAAGAGATTACTATAGATTATAGACAAGCAGTTAAAACCGTATTGGAGGCATTATGTCAGGAGTAGCAACCGCAGTTGCAGGATCAGCAGTATTAGGATATATGGGTAGTCAGGAGGCTGGTAGAGCAGCTACTGATGCTAACAATGCTAACCTAGGATATCAACGTGAGAACAATGCTGCTAATAGAGCAGCTGAGTTAGAGCGTTTTCAACTTACTAATCCATTCCAAGCTAGTGGTGGTGGGAAGGAGTATGTTAGTAAGTTACATGAACTAATGAGTGGTAATGTCTCTGACATCTATAGTGATCCTATTTTCCAAGGACAGTTAACTATGGGTCAGGATGCTATCTCTCGTAGATTCGCTGCTGATGGTAATGCTGGTAGTGGTGCTGAGAGAATTGGTCTTATGCAATACACCACTGGTGCTGCTCAAGATGCGTACACACAGAAGTATAATAGATTAAAGGAGTTATCTGGTGCTACTAGTCAAGCTCCTGGTGCATATGCTGGTGGTCTAAGTACGCTAGCTGGTATCTATTCTAAACGCGACTCTTTCACTAAGGCTAGTTAATATGGGACAACTAATTGACTTCGGAGCTACTATAGCTCAAGGTGTTCAGACTGGCAGTATGCTTGGTCAGAATATGCTAGAGGGTAGAGAGCGCGGTGATACTAAGAAGGCTATCACTGAGTATACTGACTGGGTTAAGGGTGCTCAACCTTCTACACCAGCCCTCCCTGCTGTGGATAAACCTACCTCATTAACAGAATCGGCTGCTGATCCAGCTAGAAGTGAGGGTAAACGCTATAGTAATCTTACTAAGTTAGCTGAGGAGTATGAGAAGAAGGCTAAATTTGTAGAGGAGGCTGAGAAGAAACTTCTTAGTATGTCTAATACAGGTGCTCGTAAAGAACTCGCTCCTCAGGTAGCCTTGTACAAAGGTGATCTAGAAGCTCTTCGTACTAAACTCACTACTGCTAAATCGGACATGGCAGCTAAGGAGATCCTCTCTTTACAGCAGTTTTACTTAGGTGGGAATAAGATTACTGCTAAGGATAAGGATGGTAATCCAACTCAAACAAGCTGGGATAGTTATAGAAACTTTACAGAGCGTAAGTTACGTACTGCGGTGGCAGACCGTCTAAATGTAGGGGATACTCCTACTGAGGCTGAGACTGCAGCGATAGAACGTGAAGTAGCTGCTAATATGAAACAGATGCCTAAGGAATATTCTGAGGACTTTGTTAATGACCAGCTTGGTAATCTATTAACCTTTAAAGAAGCAGGTGAGTTACAGAAACATAAGATGTCTATGGATAAGACTGACGCTGCTCTTGCTGCTGTTGAACAGAGAGACAGGGCTTCTCAACGACAACTGCAAGGCCTCCTAGCTGCTGTAGCTGGACGAGGTAGTGATTCTCATTTGAACTTACTTTCTAAAGTAGCAGAATCTCATGAGGAAGAAGCTAAACTACTTAATGCTGAAGAAGCTCGTCTACAAAAACACTTAGGGGAGATTGACAAGGCTACTGGTGCTACTAAACCTAGAGAGAAGATACCTGGGTATATATGGGATACTGATAATACAGAGAAGGTTCAGGCATGGACTGACGCTAGAACTGGTACTGAGACTGCTCTAGCTAAGGTAGCCGAAGCTAAAGCAAAGCTGGAGCGTAAGATAGAGGCCAACAGAGCAGAGATGAATATGTATGGAGGTAGTGGTAAGAAGACCCCTCCTCCTAAAGAGGCTCCGTCCCCCTCACAATATACTAAAGAGAACCCTGCTTCAGGGCTTACTCAAGCGTCTTTTGATAAGCTCCCATCTGGAAGTTTCTATATCAATCCAGCAGACAAGAAAGTGTATCGTAAAAAATAAGGACACTATATGGCTTTAGATTTTAGTACTGCAGGAGTACCAGCAGAGGAACTTGACTTCAGTAGTCAAGGAGAGGTAGCAGATTTTAGTTCACAAGGAGAGCCTGTAGAGACTCCATCTAAATCCTTTACCGAAGAATTGGGTGAAGGTAAGCAGAGCAGGATAAGCTTAATGCTGCGGAGGAGGCAGGTAAACCTAAAGAACCTGAGATGTCTTTCTCTGACTCATTAGCTGCTCTTAAGAAGTCTGCTACTGAGAACCCTACTGAGTTTATTAAAGCTGTAGGTATGGGCCTTATCCGAGATCCTGAGCTATTACACCCAGCTCTATGGTCTGCTATGCCTGTTAAGATAGCAGCGGCTATATCAAAAGCTGGTATTGTAGCTAAGGTAGCTGAGACGGGGGTTAGAGGAGCTGCTATAGGAGCTGGTGCTGAAGCTGGTACTGAGCTCATAGAGGGTAAAGACATTAACTCTAACAAGGTGCTCCATGAAGCTGAGATGTGGGGTGCTATGGGGGCTGGTGGTCATGCCATTGCTAAGGGTGTGTCTGCTGGTGTTAGTAAGTTTAAGGCTGCTAATGCTCCTAAGTCTACCTTTACTCCGGAGCAGGCTGCTGACTTAATGGGTGACGGCCCTGTTCCTGAACGTGCTCCTAGCTCTATTCTAAAAGAAGAGCCTAAGATAGAAGCCAGCTTAAAGGAATCTATTGAAGAACTACATAGCAAGCATGGTAGTAAGAAAGACTTAGCTCCTGAAGCTGAGGCTACCCTTCTAGAACCTACATGGAAAGAGGCTCACTCCAATGCTGCTAAACGATTCGTTGCTAAGTCTCTTAAGGATGTTCCTGATGGTCCTCGTAGAGACCAGTTAGCTAGAGAACTATTTGAAGAGTTTGATGCTCAGTCCTCTTCTTATAAACCAAAGCCTGTAGTAACTGAAGCTGACCTAGCTGCTGCTAAGGAAGCTGGTGAAGCTCGTACTGTAGATCGTACATCTAGTATTAAAGCAGAGTCTCAACAAGCTGCTTTCTTAAGAGATCAACAGGCATTACAAGAAGCTGGTGCTGCTAGGACAGTGGACACTACAGCTTCTAAGATCGCTGATGCTAAACGTAGACTATTCGAGAAGGACCAGCAAGCTCTCAGAGAAGCAGGAGAGGCTCGTACTGTAGACGTATCAGCTTCTGAAAGAGCTGCAGCTAAACAGAGAGCTTTTGAGGGGGAACAGCAGGCTTTACGTGAGGCTGGTGAGGCTAGACTTCCTAATCAGGATGTAGCTGCTCAGAATAGGGAAGCAAAGGCTTTAACAGAGGGTGAAGCTAGAGCTACTACTGATCGTATACTACAGGAAGGGGCTGATGCACGGCCTGTCCAGAACCCTACTCAACCAGCTAAGACTTATGAGCAGTTACGTAAAGCTCAGGGTGGTAGTGTAGATCCTCGTTTAGCGGGATTGATTGGCGTTACTTCGATGGGTGCTGTAGTAGGTGCTGTACTAGATACAGATAACCCTATTGCAGGATCCTTATTCGGTGGTGGTGCTGCTTTACTGGCTCTTAAATCTCCTTCCGCTGTACGTAAGTTAATGGCAGGTGCTAAGGATGTCAAGGAAGTAACTCCTACTATAGCTAGTGCTACTGTAAAAGGTATTGACTACTTAGTTGGTCAAGTTGGTACTCGTATCAGTAATATTAGTCCTCGTATAGGATTAAAAGCTGTAGAGAATGAGATGAAGATCCTTAGTGATGTCCATAAAGGAGTATCAATAGGAGATCCATTCATAAGAGCTATCAATAAACTACCAACTATAGATAAAGAACTAATAAACAACGCTCTTCTTAATGGTAGGTTTAGTGCTGTACGTGGTACACTTTCTGGTGAGGCGTTAGCCAGCTTTGATGGTGTAGTACATGTGCTTAAACATCTAGGTAAAGAGGCCTCTGCTCGTGGTATTATTAAAGGAGAGCTAGAGAACTACTTCCCTCGAATGGTTAAAGACCTAGAAGGATTGCGTAAGGTCCTGAACGTAGAGCATAGCGAAGGTCTTACTAAGGTTATCCTAGAAAAGGGAAGAACATTAGGACGAGCTCTAACTCCTGAAGAAGAAGCTAAGGTAGTAAACTCCTACATCCTAGGTAAGGGTGATACAACTGCCTTTAAGCCTGGCTTTACTAAAGGAAGATCTTTAGGTCAGTTGTCTGCTGAGTTGGCTAAGTTCTACCATTCTCCTGAGCAAGCTTACCATTCTTATGTACAGAGAATGACTCATGAGATCCACACTCATGACTTCTTTGGTAAGTCTGCTAAAACAGGTGAAGGTGGTTTAGATCTAGATGCTAGTATAGGTAACTACATGACGGCTGAGGTTGAGGCTGGCAGATTAACCTGGGAAGGGGCAGAGAGACTATCTACTCTGTTTAAGGCTAGGTATAGAGCAGGTCAGGTAGCTTCACATCCTGGTGTACAAGAGGTTAAGAACTGGACTACTGCTTTAGTACTAGGTGATGTGGTTAGTGCTGCTTCTAACCTATCAGGACCTATCATGGCTGGCTTTAGGTACGGTACTATGCCAGGACTTAAGGCTACACTAATGTCTGCTAGAGAGATGGTAGGATCCGGTAATAAGCTCCCTATTTCTGTAAAGGACTACGGCCTACTGGACACTATCTCAGAAGAGTTTGTAAATACCTCTCGTAGCCAGGTGTATACTAGAAACATTATGAAGGCTGCGGGTTGGGGTAAGCTAGATAGCTTTGAGAAGAATACCCAGTTTAACGCTTCTCTTCTTAGAGCACAGAACCTAGCTAAATCAGATGCAGGAATAACTAAACTAACTAGCCTATATAAAAAGGAGTTTGGGGAGACCTTCCCTAAACTAGTAAGTGATCTTAAGAACGGTGTTATCTCTAATGAAGTAAAGCTGATGTCTTTCTTTGAGGTATCTAAACAACAGCCTTTAACTAAGCTACAGAGATCTCAGTTCGGTCTTGAGCATCCTAACATTGGTGGACTAACTCTGCAATTCAAGTCTTGGATGATGAGTCAGGCTAACGCTGTAAGAACTGAGTCCTTTAATCTAGTTAAGTCTGGTATGCAGACCGGTGATACAGCTCTTGTTAAGAGAGGCTTAGGTAATCTAGCTCGACTAGGCTCTGCCTATGCTATAATGGGTGTATCTACTACAGCTATTACTAACCTGATCTTAGGTCGTCCTGTAGATATAGATACTAATGACGTAGTTACTGGAGCGTTTAAGCAAATAGGTTATAATGACTATACTGCTAAGAAGTTTAGGGACGGCAAGCTAGACGAGGCGATGGGTGACTACCTAATACCACCTGGGGTTAATGTAGTTATGGACATTGTATCTAGAGAGCCTGATAAGATCCTTAGACACTTCCCTGTTGTAGGTCGTACCCTAGCTGCTAGATCCGAGAGTGGTAAAGAGAGATTTGAGACTACTCAAACCAAGGAGAAGCGTGCTAAGGCTACGGATAGTGTAAAAGAGGAGTACTCAGAAGAAGACTGGAAGGATATGAGTGCTAATGCTAAGGGTAAGTTAGTTAAAGACAAAATGATGGAGCTTGGATATGAATGAACTAATAGCAACACTGTTTCTAAGTAGAGATGTTACACATAGAGCACATCTTAGTACTGATTCCTATGCTGAACACAGGGCATTGGGATCTTTCTATGAAGAGGTTATTGAACTAGCGGATAGTCTAGCTGAAGCTTATCAAGGATATACAGGTAAGAGACTAGGAGAGATCCCTTACTACAGTAACCCATCTAAGAAGGATACAGTAGAGACTCTTAAGCTACTACTTAAACAGATTCAAGAAGAGCGTAAGGACATTGAGCCTGACTACTCCCCTATCCAGAATGTTATAGATGAGGTTGAGTCACTCTTCAACTCTACTATCTATAAGCTAACCTTCCTTAAGTAAGGAGTACGTATGGCATTACTAGACCTACCACCTAAGAGCCCAGACTTTACTAGTTACTTATGGAAAGACTGGTTCAATGCTGTAGCTATGTGGAGTAAGAGTCCTTACAATAAGATACCACAAGCTACCACAGCTAATGCTCCTGGGTACGCTAAGGGTGCATTGTACTTCGACTTAACCCTTAATAAACTACGAGTAGGTGGTGCTTCTGGCTGGGAGACCGTCCAAAGCATATGATAATCTATAAGGCCACTAATCTAATAAATAGTAAAGTATATATAGGTCAAACTACACAGACTTTACAAAAGCGAATCTCTAATCATTTAGGTGATAGTAAGCGTAGCAGAAAAGCAAAGGCTACTACTAAGTTTAGTAAGGCTATCCTGAAATATGGTATAGTCAATTTTAAATTTGAAGTCTTACATAGTACAGACTCTATAGAAGAACTTAATAGATTAGAGTTACTGACTATATCTGAGTATGACTCATGTAATGACTGCAAAGGATATAATCTATTATTAGGAGGCCATCAAGGTGGTAGACATTCTGAGGAAACTAAGAAGAAGATTTCATTAGGATCTATTAACGCAGCTAAAGAAGCTAAAGAAAACGGACAACACTGGAATGTTGGTAGGATTTGTTCTGAAGAAAAGAAAGCGCATTTACGGGAATTATTAACTGGTGTTAAGTGCCCAGCTAAGGGTGTTAAAAGTAGAGGAGATACAAACCCAATGAAGAATCCAGACATAGTTAAGAGGATGGTGGCTAAGAGGACTGCCAATCGATTAGCTAAACTTGCTCAGACGGTGACTTCTGTATGATAACTACTCAACAATACTTCGGTAAGAAGCCACATACGCAAGAGCAGGACTATCAGGCTAGAGTATTACTTGGTAAGGTAGGTTTATTATGCCAGTACTATGGAGTTATGCCTTACATAGACACTGACACCGGTAGTCAGATCAGTGGTTCTAAGGGAGGGGCAGGTGATGGTGGGTTTAGATTACCTACATCTACCACCGGTGCTGGTAGTTCCTCACACAAGGAAGCTAAAGGAGTGGATGTATATGATCCTGATAATATCCTTGACAAGGCTATATCTAAGAATGAACATGGGTTAATTATCCACGACCTCTATAGAGAACATCCTGATGCTACGCCTGGATGGTGTCATTTAACCACAAGAGCTCCGGCTTCTAAGAGAAGGACATTCAGACCATGATAGCTAGATTCTGGGATTGGATTGATAGTAGAGCAGTAGTTCGTAGACTGGTACTGTTCATTACTCTATGGATGACATATAGTATTACAGTACAGGCATGGAGTTTTGCCCATACTAGCACCTTTGATGGTACTGGAACTGCTGCATGATAGAGAAACTTAAGGAATACTATGTAGTAATAGGACTTGTTGTAGTCTTTACTATGGGATGGGTGGGTCATGGACTGTATACTAATGCGATTACTGAAGCTATTGCGGAAGCTAGACTCGAAGCTTCTCGGTCTGCTGCGGAAGAGATTGCGAAGATTACAGCAACCAACACAACAATCCAACAGAAGATCATTGAACGGGTGCGGACAGAGACCGTCTACTCAGAATGCCGTCATGCACCTGACACATACCAACTTATTAAGGACGCACTCAAATGATAGAGATACTACTGATTTTAACGGTGACGTTTGGTGGAGGATACTGGACAGGTCACGAGAACCCAAGTGTATCATGTATCGACACAAGCCTGGTAACCGCTAACTGTATAGAATTACAACCTCCTGTAGATGACTCCTTTGGTGCTATGACTTCAAGCTACATAGACCATATTGGTATCTACAAGAGGTGTAAAGCTTCTTGCGTTGCTGCTAAGTAATCACATACAGGCCAAACATTCACGTGAACCGTGAACACCAGCTAAGGTAGTGATGTAGTATAAACCTAAGATGTTAGGATCCTCAAATGCCAGCTTATGAATATGACTTATCCAAGCAGGATCCTCATCAGCTCCAAAGAACAGATTTATTGATTGTCCTTGGCACAAGTATTTCTGTCGTGCTGACGCATATCTTAGTACTACTTCTTGGTTAATCTCAAAGGCTGTCTTAAAGACTAGCTTCTCCTCATCAGTTAACCAGTCTACCTTCTGTACACTACCGAAGTTATCAATGATGTCTTGGATGTTCTTCTTAGTGTAGACTCCTTTAGACTTCATCAACTCCCACAAGACTGGATTCAGTCGGTCTACTTCCCCGCCAGCAGTAGTTTGTGTAAATGCCATAGCTGGGTCGGGGTTAATCCCTTCACTAACTCCACCCATAAGGAGAGCTGTGGATTTTGTTGGAGCAACTGCCGTACGGTGCGTATTCCTAATTCCATATCCTCTACACCATTCAGGTTCTCCGAGAACTCTTGCAAGCTCTTGGCTTGCTCCCATTGACTTGTCATGTAACTCCTTTGCTAAAGCCTCATTAAGGAACCCTGCTGTAAGGCTCTCATAGGGCTCTTCCATCTTCTGAAAGAAGGTATGTAACCCACACATACCCAGACCTAATGCTCGTCCCTTCTCAGTGAATCTTACAGCTTTCTCAAGCCCCTTCGTATCTCTTGCCTTCTCGATGAATTCACTAGCCACACAATCCAAGAAGATAGTAGCCCAACGTATCGCATCTGTATCCTTCCACTCATCATACTTAGCATAGTTCATACTGCTCAGTACACAGGTAAAGGTATGGTCTTCATCTGATGGTAGGTTAATCTCTACACATAGATTAGATGCCTTTACTGTCATACCCTGTGCCTTGATGGTGTCAGGACTGTGAGCGTTAGAGGCATCTGACTTCCAGAAGTACCCCTTACCAGTTACCATCTTAGTCTTGATAGCCTTCTGGTATCTACGTAGTGTCTCTGGTTCGTTGTCGTGTAGTAGTTTAATTACCTTGTCAGAGATAACCCATCCGATGTTTACATCATCTGGTTCAGCTGCTAGGTAGTCACACAATTCATCGAAGTCACCATGTTCAAGAGGAAGATAACCAGCCCATGCACCCCGTCTTGCAGTACCCTGAGCTACGTCTCTCATGTCCTGAACAAACCCTTTGAAGACTGGTACTACGCCACTAGCTGTACCACCAACGCTGATACTGCTACCCCTAGGACGAATCCCACCCAGATAAGCGGATGTGCCAAAGCCGTTCTTAGTGAGGATTGCGGTTTCATATCTTGCGGAGTAGAAACCGTCGATACTGTCGTCAATGCTGCTGCCAGAGCAAGCAACTGGTAGTCCTCTAAAGGTTCCCATGTTAGCGAGGACCGGTGTAGAAGGGGAGAGCCA